GACCCTGCTGGACTCTGCCGACGACGTGACCCTGACGGATCACCGTGCCCGGATGGCCGCCATCGCCGGGGCCATGCAGGACCTCGAAGCGCTGCAGGACGTGTTCACCCTGCAGGGCGACGCGCACTGCTACGATATCACCCCCATGTCCGAGGATGAGGGGGTCAACGAGCGCTCCTGGGCATCGGTCCTAGTCTACGATATTCTGGTGGTCGTGAACCCCGAGGGCTAACCTTACCTTACCCGCAATAGTATATGGCAGCAATCGTCAAAGGCGTTACGGCCATCTATGGCCTGCCGAACGCAACCGTGGCCAACGCCGTGGTGCAAAGTTACACCAACGACGGCGAGTTCACGTCCGAGGCCACCATCGTCGATGAGGATGGCATGACCGTCGCTTGGCGCGGCGACGACCGCAAGACGCAGATCAGCGTCGAGCTCATCGCCAAGACCTCGGCCATCCCTCAGCTCGGCGCGTCCTTCACCCTGACCGTCAACACCGCTTCTTCCTACACTGGCGGCACGGCCACCACCACCTTCACCGGCTGGGTGACCAAGGTTTCCGACAAGGGCTCGAACCGTGGCTATTCCGCAGTCACCGTGACTGCCGTCTGTTACGAGGCCGTCGTCGTCGCTTAACCGCATGGATAAGCGGTTCACATCCGCTTTCACGGACCCAGGGCTTACCAAACTCCTGGGCCGTTTTGTTTCCCCGTTCTGCCTGCTTCACCGCGTGCAGCTGGAAGCAGCCGAAAGCCCCCTGCTCCGCTCGGGCGCTGGCATCCGTCCGCTCGATCTACTCGTGGCCGTCAAGGTCTGCTCGGGCGAACGCCTCGACAAACTGACGTGGAAGGACTCCTGGTATCTCGGCAAAATGACCTCTAACGGCGATTACTTCGCCGAACAGATTGAACGCTTTTCCAACTACGTCCTCGTGAGCGCTTGGCCCAAGTTCTGGGAGAAGAAGACCAAGAGCATGGAGACGTCCGGCATCCCTTGGCCGCTCAGCGTGGTGGCCAACCTGATTGCCAACGGCATCCCCGAAGACCGGGCATGGACGATGCCGGAGTGCCAAGCCATCTGGCTCAACTCTTCCTTTGCCGTCTGCAAGGGAGCCGAAATCAAAATCCTCACGACTGAGGATGAGGAACTAATCGAACAACTCGAAAAAGAAGAAGCATGAGCAACGTCATCAAGTTCAGCATCAACGGCGATACCAACGCCGAACAGGTCACGGACAAGGTCAAGAAGTCCGTGAGCAACCTGGAGAAGAACATCGAGGGCATCGAGAACCGCTTCAAGTCCTTCGGCAAGGACCTGTTCCTTTCCTTCGCCGCGCCGATGGTAATCCTGAACGGAGCCATGAACATGATCTCGGCGGCCATCGAGAAGAACCGCCAGCAGATCCGCGACGCCAAGGCTGACGCCGAAAAGGGCGAGAACAAGTATATGCGCGCAGGCACGGTCGCTTCAGCGCGTGAACTAGCCCAGCGCAGGCAGGACGCGCTTGACCGTAAGAACGCCAAGATTGCCGCCGAAGAACTCGCCCGAGAACAGGGCGAAGGTCGTGGCCGTGGACTTACCAGCGGAACGGAAGCCGAAGCCGCCATGTCCCAATACGTCTACGAAGCCAAGGGGACCATGTCCGTAATCGGGCGAACCTTTGAAACCTGGCTGATGGGCGTGGGGATCAGCGACTACGCCAAGAACGAGGACATTCAGAAGATTCTCGAACAGCGCGCCGCTGGCCGTGCCGCTACCGGCCCTGAAGCCAAGGCCGCCGCCGAAGCCGCGCAGGCCGCTGCCGCCCAGAAGGCCGCAGCCGAGGCTCAGATCGCGACCAAGAAAGAGGTCGATAGCATGGAGACGACCTTCAAGGGACCCGAAGGTTTCGGCAACGTCATCGGCGTCGGAGCCAACCCGGTGCTCGAGGCCATGAACTCTCAGCTGGAAGAGCAGCGCACTCAGTCGGCCCTGCTCCGTCAGCTCGTCGATGCCAACCTGGTCAAGGGTGGCACGTGGATGACCACGACCCGCCCGACGGTAACCAACCCTGTATAATCCAAGCATATGCCTAACATTGTCGAAAAAGGAAACGCATTGACGACCCCGCTGATTCAGGCGGGCTGGAACATCGTCGGCGATGGCTACGGCCTGATCACCTCGACCACCAAATACAAGGCAGACCACACCGCCGACTTCGAAGCCTTGGTCGCACGCGGTTCGGCTCACCCCGACCCGGCCTACGGATTCCTGAAGGCCCACAAGTATAACGTCACATGGGACGCCCTTGGTATCGCCGTAATCTCGGTGGACTACGTGGGCATCGACCCGACCTTCAACAGCGGCAACTTTACCAACCCTGAGGTCGGAACCTCCAACGGCCTGACCTCGGAGAACATCACGACCAACCAGAACTTCTTCACCGAGGCTTTCGGCTCCAGCACAGAAGCCATCGCCGGAGAGCCTCCCTATTCTCAGTCCCCTGTCGGACCTCTGGTTGAAATCAAGAGCCCGAACGACTACATCAAGATCGTCAGCGGAAGCACCATCACGACGGTCACGCGTAAGCAATCCTACATGGGACTTCACGGCGCTTGCTTCGAGGACGAGTCCGGCGGTCGCTTCATCGGTTTCGTCAAACCCGAGTTCAAGCACTTCTACGGAAAGACGAACTACCTCGCCCCCACGACCTCCTTCTCCGGCCACTTCTACACCACGCAGGAAGCCATGGTGAACGAAGCGCTGAACCTGTTGGGCACGACCTCGTTTAACAACACTTGGAACACCCTGCTTCCTAAGATTGTGCCAGACTACGCAGGCCCTGCGGCAGGCTGGACCTCAAGCGCCGACAACGGTTCTTACAATCAGCTGCTCCTCAGCCAGGTAAACATCCAAGACTTCGGCTCCCTGTATAAGGTCAACTACGAGGTCCGTTACAGCATCCAAGGCTGGCCCAGCGAAGTATACCAGAAGGTCAGCACGCTCTGATCCATGAGCCTTCAACCCGGCAACGGATACACCTTCAAGACGTCTGCTGGCGCGTTCAGCCTGGACGTCGAGAAGCCTTGGACGCCGCCCCTCGGTGATGGCATTTCTGTCGGGATAAAGTTCCCCGACGTCCCTCAGCCGCCCGATATCCCTGAGGTCCCTGGCATCAGCTCTCCGGCCCTGACTGAAGCGCTCAACCCGCAGCAGTTCCAGTGCCGCGTCATCGCCATGCCTGTCTCCGGCATTCCGACCCCTGTCGTTCAGGTGGCCATGGGCTCGGTCACCTATACCCACTCGGCCATGCCCTACATCAAGACTGGGGCGTTTACTGACCACAGGCAGGCATACATCAACTTCGTCGCCGTCAAGACGCCTGAGGTCACGCCAGCCCCCTTGGCTGACGCCACGTCCCCTTGGATGCTCGGCGGCGGTGGCTACTCCCTGACCGGGGAAGGCCGCTGGTATGTCACCCTCTCGAAGTGGGACGCTGGCAACGGAGCCTTCGACGGTGGCCTGCTGGATCAGAACCTGCCTTGGGTGTCCTTCGTCAAGGACGGCTCTGCCGAGTTCGAGGCGCTGTTCGTAGACGCGGGGCCTTCGCTCTATCAGAACCAGACCAACATCCAGAAGATGGAGGGATACCAGGAGGTAGTCGCCGAGGGCGAAACACTGCTGGACTGGGGCCACTGCCACACGACCTATTTCAACCCCCGCTTCTTCGGTCATCACGTCCGGGTGCTGGCCGTCATCGACTCCGTCCCGGCCATCCCCATGACCGCCACGATGACCACCCTGCGCGAGGGAAGCACGGCCAACGGAAACGAAATCAAGCTGCTGACCTTCGCGGGAGACTACAGGTCAGGCTCGGTGTCCTTCACCTACGACACGATCACCAGTGGTAGCACCTTCAACCCTTCGACGCAGAACGCCTACGATCTGCAGGTGTGCCTCAACACGATTCCTGCCCTGACTGGCAACGTGTTCGTCCAGCCCGCAGGCCCGGGCGTCTATCAAATCGAGTTTACGAACAGCCTTCGCAACGTGAACGTCGGAGAACTCACGGTGAACTCCAGCCTCACGTCCTTCTCGACCTGGTATAAGGTCAGCCAGATGCACGTGGGGTCGCAGGATATCGTCATCCCCTGCGAGCTCAACGCGACCTTCCTGATGAGCAAGGCCGACGTCACCGAGGCCGAGGACCCCTACTACATCAACGAGGCCACGACCCCTCCGTGGAATAACGTGGTAAACAACGCCGACGCCATCGCCGCCAACGCGCTTGGCTTCATCCCCGCTTGGGCCACCCCTGTGGTCAACGGAACCGTGCCCCGCACGTTCACGACCCGCATCCTCAACTACGCCGAAGAAGCAGGCTGCACCGGCGACGACCCTTCCATGGACCACCCCTTCAAGGTCATCCACGTCGAGACTGCCAGCGGAGATTCGACCTACTCCATCGTCTCCGGCACGGTCAACAACGAGGTCCCTGGCAACATCGCCAGCACGATCACCGTCTCGACCGGGCCTTACGACGTCTGGGTCAGGGCTCCTTACGCTTCTGGCGTCTACCCTGCCGCGACTGGTTTCGAGTGGGATATCGGAACGCCTGTTCCGTCCGACACCGACACCGACGCCTACATCCGCGTGGCCTCCGTCGATGGCGCTACGGTCACGCAATACGTCACCGGCTCGCTCTGGTCTGACCGCATCAAGATGGGCACGCAGACGGCCCGCTACTACCACGCCCGCATCTGATGGGCGTGATCATCGGAGCAACCGACGCGCTCACGGGCGACTACT